CCCGACCACTTTTTCTTCTCAATTCAGCCTATGAGGGGGGTTCAAAAGTTGGAAATTTGCTCAAATTCGATACTTTTGCAGAGATTAAATCAATCTAAAAACTTTAGCAAGCGTTTATGTCGCAAAAAATAGATTTTCCAAATTGGCTTTCAGAAAATGGAAGACAATATTTTGAGTTAATTAAGGCTCATGCTTCCCAAATTGGAACATTGGAAATTGATGAAATTGAGATAGCAATGCTGGCAAATGAGTATGATCTATACTTTAGCAATTTGGAATTTTGCCAACGTGAAGGGTACTCATTTCAGACTGGATCGAACAATGGGTATAGTCAGATTAGACCTGAGTTTACGGTAATGAAAAATGCGTATCAAAATATATTAAAACATTCAGCTAAATTTGGAATGAATCCGGCTGACAGGGCTAAGATGTTTGGTACTAAATTAGGTGTAGCCAAAAAGCCGAAAACATTTGATATTTAATGAGCAGGGCAGAAGCCTATGCCCGATGGGTTCTTGATCCAAATAATCAAAATGCAACGGGCCATTTAATCAAGTTAGCAGCTAAAAGATTCCTTGCCGATTTAGATCGTAAGGACATTTATTTTGATGAAGTAGAGGCTAATAAGATTGTGAATTTTGCGGAGAAATACTGCTGTTTGTGGGAAGACAAATGGAGGGGATTGCCTGTGTCTATTGAGCCTTGGATGGCATTTATTTTTCAGCAAATATTTGGTTGGTATTACACAGAAACCAAATTAAGAAGGGTAAGAAAAGTATATGTCCAGGTAGCCAAAAAAAACGGTAAAACAACAATTGCCGGAGTTCTAAATAACTATCATCTATTTGCAGATGCAAGGATTGCCACACCTAAAATATTTGTAGGAGCCAATAATGAAGATCAGGCTAAAATTTGCGTGAATATATCAGGCAAGTTAATTGAGCAAAGTCCAGCATTATATGAGTTTATTGAGGATGGAGAGGTGAACCTCTTCAAATACAAGGAGAATATTGTGAATATCGTTCATAAAAGTAGGGACGGTTTCATTAAACCTTTATCAAAAGAGGCCACCTCTTCAACCTCTGCTGCTGCCGGAGGTAAACACGGTTTTAACCCAAGCTTGGGAGTTATTGATGAGTATGCAATGGCTGATACAGATGGCCTTTTAAATGCCCTGGAATCAGGTCAGGCTGCACGACAAGAGCCATTAATCTTCTGTATTACTACTGCTGGATTCAAGAAAAATGGCCCTTGTTTTCAGCAATTAAGACGATCAGGAATAGAGATATTAGAGGGTGTTTCTACCGATGATAATTACTTACCATTCATATTTGAAATGGATAAAGGTGATGATATATCTGATGAAACTAAATGGCCCAAATGCAATCCAAATATAGGTGTAAGTGTATTTCCTGAATTTTTGCGATCAAGGTTAAACGCTGCCAAAAATGAGGGTGGTAGTAAGATGGTGGATGTTAGAACTTTAAATTTTAATGAGTGGTGTGAAACCCCTGAAGTATGGATTGCAAATGAAGTTTGGAAAGAAAATTACCACGGATTCAATGTAAAAGACCTACAAGGTATGGAATGTTATGGTGGATTAGATATAGTTTCAGGCCTATCTATGAATGCATTTGTGTTGTTTTTCCCTCATTTTAAGGGTGAAATACACGCAGTTCTACCGCTATTTTGGATGCCAAATGATGCAATCCGTAGCAGTAATATCCGTGTAGACTTTGAATCATGGGCTAATGATGGCTTGATTGCGATTTGTGAAGGAAACGTAGTTGAAAATGACTTTGCCTATAACCAAATAATGAAAATGCTAGAGTTGTATAATGTGCATTCAATAGCCTTTAATTTGACTTTATTGAATCACGATATTGTACAATCACTTATCAAGGCCGGAATTAAATGTAACCCTATAAGCCAGGGATATAGGTCTCAAAGCACCCCTACACGGGCTTGGGAGGAAATGTTGATGTCAAGACAGATTGAACATTTCAATAATCCTGTATTGGCTTGGCAAAATATGAATACTCAGTTAGGAAGAAACAAAGAAGGTGATATTAGGGTGCAGAAATTAGGCGGTATTAATGCTGGTATTACGGCAAGTATCCAGGCATTGGCTCAATTTAAATCTGTATCAGCCAATGAATCAGATGATCAGACTTTAGATACTTGGTAATTATTTTTTAGGCTTTCTTTTCCGGTATTTCCGTGATCGTGCAGCATTAAAACTATTGTAGGAATTGTAAGGCTCAAAGCCTATCTTATCAATAGTCTTGTAGAATGCATCTACTCTAGTATCAGATGCTTTTAATTGGTCTTGGAATTTTTCCTCAAACCATGTCAGCAAATCCTTGCCCATTTGTAACTTGGTTAATTTATTACTACAAAGTTACTAATACTTTTGTGATAAATTTGCAAATTTGAGTAAGCCTTTTTTTCAAAATATTTGGGAAAAATACGTTTGGAATACATCCCAAAAGTCAATTTCAGGCAAATTCGACTTGAAAGGGACTGAAGCGTGGGCTAGACTAATTGGATATAGTGATAATTTTGCTGATGAACCAGTTAGTGAACAGCGTGCCCACGGCCTTGCCACCGTCTATACTTGCATAAATGTCAGAAGCCAGACCATTGCCTCTTTGCCGATAAACGTATACAGAGAAGATGGTGATAGCAAAATAAATCTATCTGAGCATCCTGTATATTATCCGCTGGCCCACCAGCCCAATAGCTATATGTCATCTGCCAATATGTTCCTAACGGCAATGATTCATGCTGACTCTTGGGGTAATTCGTATATTGGAATAAATAGGAATGGTCGTGGCGAGGTCAGAAGTCTTGACATTTTACAGCCGTGGCAATGCGAATCAATCAATGTAGTTGATGGCAATGCCTACTATAACATCAATGGCATGATTTATCCAAGCCGTGATGTATTGCATTTCCGTTGGTTTTCTACCGATGGATTAAATGGAATTTCCCCGATCCGGCAGAATGCCAACGTGATGGGGAAAGCTATTAAAGCAGAAAAATATTCGTCAATGGCCCTTGGACAGAAACCTCCAGGTATTCTATCCTATGAGGGTAACATGACAGCAGAACAACGTGCAGAAAATCAGAAGGTGTGGAAGGAAGACCTAATGGCTGGCAGAACCCCAATTCTGTCAGGCCGTTGGTCTTTTGAGCCTATTATGTTGTCACCTGGTGATGCACAATTCATTGAGCAAGAAAAACTTACAGACAGGAAGATTTACGGCATCTACCGTATACCTCCTGTCTTCGCTCAAGACTTTGAACGTGCTACATTCACAAATGCGGAACAATCTGATTTGATTTTTGCTAAACACACCATTCTACCATTAGTTCGTGTGATTGAGCAAGAGTGTAATATGAAGCTGTTTAGTGAGCGTGAAAAGCGTAATACCTATGTTAAATTTAACATGAATGGTTTATTGCGTGGTGATACCCAATCAAGGGCAGCTTTCTATACAGCAATGAGAAATATTGGTGGAATGAACGGAAATGAGATCAGGGAACGTGAGGATATGAATCCTTATGATGGTGGTGAAATATACACCGTTCAAGGAGCAAACGTTCCTGTTGATCAGTTGCGTGAGTTCTATGAATCTAAGGTAACCCCTAAAGAGAATTACCAAGAAGAACCAATGGAAGAAGAGGTAGGCGAAGAAAGTGAAGATGAAATCGAAAAAGCCTACAAGAAGTTTACAAGAAAAACTAACGCTAAATACCACTTTACAAAATGATTAAAAAGGATATTCAAGCATCTATCCTTTCCAAATCCTTTGACCCAAATACGGTTCTTGAAAGCCGTAAGATGAAATTCATCATCTCTACTGGGGCAAAAGATCGTGGAAAAGAAGTGATCAATATGGAAAATTGGTCATTTGATAACTATAAAATGAACCCTATTGTTGGCTATCAGCACGCAGTACATGGTTCGTATTTCACCGATCCTAATCCGGATATGGTGATTGGAAAAAGTGAAGTAAGTGTTGATTCATTCAACGGCAAAAAAGTTATTGTAGCAGAGGCTGAATTTGAGCCTGCTGAAATCAACCCAATTGCTGACAAGATTTTAAAAAAACTTGTCTTTGGTTCACTCAATGCTGCTAGTGTGGGTATACTGCCTACCGGCAATGGAAAAACGGAGAAGGGTGTTTATTACTACGATGGTCAGGAATTACTTGAGTGGTCAGTAGTAAACATTCCAATGAATCAGGAGGCTATTAAGCTTTCTATTGATCGTGCTAATGATGCGATTCGTGCCGTTTCAATGATGCTGCCTGATGTTCCATTTACGGAATTAAAGGCAATGAAAGTACAGGAAATTCTTGATCTGATTGAGGGCAAAGACATTGCCGTTGATGTAGAAAAGATTGAGAAAGACCTGAATCAACCAGACCCTAATGCTCAATTATATTTAAATCGTTTAAACCAAATTAAAAACAAAAATGGATAATCTGAAAGCAAAGCGTGAGGAGCGTGTGGCATTGGAAGATGCATACGCTGCAATCGCAAATAAGGCTAAGGAAAAAAGCCTGTCAGCCGAAGAGGTAAAAACTCTCGAAGGTCTTGACAAACAAATTACTGGACTTGATTCTGATATTGAAGTTTTAGAGCGTGCTGAAAAGCGTGCTGCTGAAATCGTTAAGCGTCAAGCAGCTTCTGTTTCCGCTGTTGGAGCAGTTCAGGACAATGCTTCTGAAGTTCGTGAATTGAATAAGATTGCAAAATCTTACTCTTTGGCAAAACAAATTCAGGGTATTGCTGAGAAAAAAGATCGCTTCCACAACGAAGGTATGGAAGCTGAGATGTATCAGGAAGCAGTTCGTGAAGCAAAAGAAAGTGGTGTTAGCGTATCAGGTAACATTGCTATCCCATCTAAGTTTATCAAAATTGGTAAGCAGAAGGCTGCTATCAATGTTGGAACAGAAGGTGCTGATGTAGTTGCAACTGATTTGATGGGGCTTATCCCTGTATTGAATCCTAATCCAGTTGTATCACAACTTGGTATCACCGTAATGACTGGTCTTCGTGGTGATGTACAATGGCCTCGCCACACTACTGATGTTGGTTTCTCTTGGGAAACTGAAACATCTAACGTAGATGAGTCTGTGCCAGCATACGATAACATCAAAATTCAACCAAAGCGTACTGGTATGTATGTAGATGTTACCTCACAAATGATGCTTCAGTCATCTTTTGTTCTTGAGCAACATCTGCGTAATATCATCACTAGACGTTATGAGTTGACCGTTGATGATGCAGTTCTTGTTGGTGGTGGTTCTAATGAGCCTGTTGGTATTCTTAACTATTCAGGTGTAAACGTTCTTTCACTTGGTTCAGGCTCACAAAATAACATGACTTATGCTGCTCTTATCAGCATGATCCGTGATGTTAAGGCTGCAAATAGCCGTCTTGGTGCTGCTGGTTTCGTTACTAACGCATCAGGTGAGTTTGCTCTTGCAAATACTCCTAAACAAACTAACGGTGTAGAAGGTAATTTCATTTATGATTTTGGTGGTCGTTTAATTGGCCGTCCTTTATTCACATCTGAAGTTGTTCCATCTGATTTCAGCGAAGGTGGTCAGACTGACCTTTGCGGAATTATCTACTCTGACTACTGGCAGGGTGCAGTTCTTGGAACTTGGGGTGGTTTGGACATTCTGTTCGATCCTTATACTCAGGCTCTTGCCGGAACTAAGCGTTTTGTTGTAAACGCATTCATGGATGTTGAGATTGAGCAGCCTAAAGAGTTCTCTATCTGCAAAGATTGGGATGCTACTGATCTGCCTGCTCTTACCTAATTCCTAAACAATAGAGGGCTGGAGAAATCTAGCCCTCTTAATTAACCCTATATGCCAAAAGCAATTCCTAAAAGAACCTTTCTATTAAAAAAAGATGTCATTGCCCATAAGGGTGTGGCACTTGAAGTTACAGCAGAAGAATTGAAAAAATTCAAATCAGATTTGATTCAGCTTAAAAAATGATTACTTATTCAAGGGTAATAGATCAGCCGGACAAAGAGCCCATTAGTCTTAATGAGGCCAAAATACATATTGAGTATCAGGGGACAGCTAAAGACGCATACATTACATCGTTGATTAAATCATCAAGGATTATGTGTGAGAAATACGCTGGTCTGTCGTTTATTACCCAAGAAAGAAGAATCAAATTGGATACTTTCCCATTAAATGGTGAACCTATTAAGGTTCCTTATGGGCCAGTTCAAACTATCAATTCATTTACTTATCTAAATGATGATGGAACAACTACGACATTGGTTGAGGGCACAGATTTTGCGGTTGATTCCCATAGTGGAATGTGCCGTCTTTTTGCTTTGGGGCTTGATGGCGAAGTTGATACATGGCCTACTGATGTAAGGAAATATCCTCAAGCAGTCAATATTGAATATACTGCTGGTTACGATGCTAATGTGAATGAGCCTTTACCTGAACAAATCAAACAAGCTATGTTACTGCAAGTAGCATCTATGTTTGAAAACAGACAGGATGAAGTAGCTGGTAGCATTAATATGATGAATTGGAATACTATTTCTTGGAATAGTCAAGCATTACTGGATACCATAAAGGTTAGTTGGAATGCTGGATACCCCGATTAATCTTCTTGTTTATTTAGCCGTTTGGCGTAGACCTGAAATTACAGAACTATGCTTTATGGGTATTGATCGGATGCGTAAGCACCCACTTTATAACATAGAGGCATTAGCTGTAATATCAGAACCTGAAATGATACCTCTTTGCAATAAATACAATGTAAAGTGGTTTATGGCAGATAATTACCCATTAGGCAAAAAGAAAAATAAGGGGCTTAAAGAGGCTAGTAATTTTAAATTTGACTATTTGATTGAGATAGGTTCTGATGACCTGATCACCAATGATTTATTAGATTGTTACTTTCCGTATTTTAACAAATTTGATTTTTTTGGAATTTCAGATGCTGCTTATATAGAAAGCGAAAATCTTTCATGCCGTAGACATACATTTAATAAAAGCACTTATGGTGCTGGTAGGTGTATGAGCAGAAAGATGCTTGAAGATATGGGCTGGAATATTTGGGATGATAATCTTCAGCGTGGATTAGATAATAATAGCACAATGAGGATTGGAACAAAAGGATATAAGTTTAATAAAATACCTCCTATGGATGTTCCGGGTTTAATTGATATTAAAAGTCAGGAAAACCTATGGAAATTTAATTATTTTATTGGTGAAGAATATGACATCAATTTATTGTTTGCCAAATTAAGTGATTCTGAAAAAAATAAGATAATATCATTAGCTTATGTTGGGACATAAAAATCTTATTGGTCATCTTGATCACGAAATTTATTTTATTCGTCCGGTTATTGTTGATGGAGAAAGTAATGAAGATAAAATAACTGATTGGGAATTAATACCTGAATACTCTCAAGTTAATGCAAAAAAATATGATGTATCAGGAAATACAACGGTTATAAATGATAGACTAACTTACTTTCAAAATACTGAATGGACTATTAGGTATCGTAATGATATTAATAGAACTATGAGGATTGTTTGGAATACACAAGTTTATGAAATCTTAAATATTCTTCAGACCAATGAAGGAAGAAATAGGTGGCTTAAAATAACAAGTAATTTACTTGACGAAATCTATTTCACATGAGCGGTAGAATATCAGTTACTGGAATTAAAGAGGTAGATGATATTTTAAGAGGTCTGCCAAAACAAATAAACCATAGAATTATGGGTGCTGCACATTTAGATGCAGCAAGACCTTTAATTGAATCTGCAAAAAATATTGTTGCTAATCGTGATAAAGTTGAAAATACTGGAAGATTAGAACAATCAATTGGTGGTTTAAGGCTATCTCAAAGAAAGTCTACTGAAATAGGTATGGTTCATGTAGGGCCAAGAAGAAAGAAGGGTGTTTATTATGGTAATCATGGACATTTAGTTGAATATGGACATAGACTTGTTTCTTCTAAAAAAACTGGTAAAAGACAAATTGGATTTGTTAGGGCTTATCCATTTATAAAACCAGCATTTGATAAAACGGCTGAACAAGTTGGAAAAAACATTGTGGAAACCGTTCAGAAAAAATTAATGTCGTACATGAAACGCACCATAAAAAAAGAAGGAGGAACTTGGATAAAATAATATGTTAAAAGCAATAACTTATATTTTAGAAAACAATGCCGGATTGCAATCTGAGATTGGGCAAAACAAAGCTGCAACCAAATATAAAGTCTATCCGGTTGTGGTCTTTGAAACAGAAACGGCCCCATATTGCGTTTGCCGTATTGTATCTAAAACTACAAGTGCAAAGAATTGCGGTTATATATGGTCTATTGAAGTAGTTAGTTATGCAACTAGCTATGATAAAGTGACATCTATAAATGAAGCTGTAATAACTGCATTAGAAAGTCAATCCTCTGGTACAATTAATGGTGAATCTTTTGGGTGGGCAACTTTTGATAATGAATATGATTCATTTGATAAAGATCATAATTTGTACGCTAAATCATCAACCTTTTCAGTTCATGGCTTATAGAGTTAGACTTATAAAAAAATGGGTTAATACATTCGGTAGAAGTTACCCGGTTGGAACCGTTATTCAATCTGATTCTCAACTAGCTAATGAACTTATAAGATTGAAATATGGTGTTAAATACGATGGAGAATATCCTCCACAAAAAGAGAAAATAAATTTAGAACAATTAAACAATAATTAAAATGGCAGTTTTAAACGGAAATAATATAGGAGTATATGTTGGAGGTCAATTGATTGGTTGTTTAACCAATGCGACCTTCAGTAGCACGAACACTACGATAGACATAACATGCAAGGATAATTCAGGGCAGCGTGCCGTTCTTCCATCAGGTAATAGTGCAACGGTAGAGTTTGAAGGACTTTTTAATCCTTCTTCAACTTATGGATTGCAGGATTTGGTTGATATTCATAAAAATAAGACAGAAGTTTCAATTGGTATCGGTGATCAAACAACGCTAACAATTTATGCTCAAGCTTATTTGAATACACTTTCATTTACTGGCCCTCTGAATGCTGCAACAACATTTAGTGGAACATTTGAAATAACTGGAACTTGGGCTAAATACGAATCATAATGGATCAATACAAAGGCATAGTTAAGATTAATGTTTTAGGAGCAGAACGTGGTTTTAAATTTGGAACCATGCAAGCAGCTTTATTTTGTAAAGAAATGAAGTGTAAGCTAAGCGATATGGCTGTACTGCTTGATGGCAATGATATAGATGCACAAATAACATGGTATTGGTCTGCATCTGTTGCTTATTCTAGATTATATAAGGAAACTGAATATAGTAAGGATGAAGTAGCAGCATGGATTGATACTTATGGATTTGAATCTATGGATAAACAAACCGCTGAAAGTATGCTAGTCCCAAACGATCAAACCCCTCTGAATCAGAAGGAGGGGGATCAGTCGAATGGACAATAGAACAATATCTTGACTTTGCCTTTGTTCATTTGAAATTAAGTGTAGATCAGTTTTTTGAACTTTCATGGTATGAGTTGACATTGCACTTAAATAGATATGATCAACAAGAAAAAGAAAAGAAATTTAATGATGAATTAGAATGGTTAAGGATTAGAAAAATATGGGTTTTAATGATAAACTATATGAGGGACTCTAAAACTAAGACAACACCATTTAAAGAAACAGATTTGATAAAACTAAGTTTTGACAAAGAAGAGGAACAACAAAAACCAATGAGTCCTGAAGAAGTAGAAAAATTATTCCCGAAGACTTTAAACATTAATAAATAATGGCATCTTTTAATAAATTCAATCAATTTGTGGAAGACCTTGCAAAAGGTGTACACAATTTTACAAGTGACAGCACTTGCACCGTAACGGTTGCATTAACAGCATCAGCACCAGTAGCAACTAATAGCGTATTGGCTGATTTAACTCAGATTAGCTATACTAACCTTTCAAGTCGTGTAATTACCGGAATTACAGCAGAACAAACATCAGGAACCGTATCATTTACTGCAAATGATTTAGTTCTTACTGCATCCGGCACGGTAGCAACATTTAGATATGTTGTATTATATAATGACGATCCAACATCTCCAGCTGATCCATTAATTGGATGGTATGATTATGGTGCAAACGTAACCTTACAGAACGGAGAAACTTTCACCATTGACTTTACAACTGGATTTGCAACTTTAGCTTAATAACACATGGCAGATAACACAACGCTAAATACGGGTACTGGTGGTGATGTTATTGCCACCGATGATATTGCTGGTGTAAAGTACCAACGGGTAAAGATAACTATTGGAGCAGATGGCACAAGTGATGGAGATGTCGCAAGTACAAATCCTCTGCCAATTGAAGGTTCTGTCGGCATTACTGGAACCGTTGCGGTTACAGATAACTCAGGTAGTCTTACGGTAGATGGTACGGTTACTGCAAATCAGCCATCATCTACTGCTTATCGTGTTATTTTATCTGATGGAACATCTGATGTGCCATTGGATGCTGCACACGCTGACGGAGAAGCTAATACTGAAAATCACATTGATGTTGGAGCAAAAGTATTGGTTTACAATGGCACAAGTTGGGACAGAATCAGAGGTAATGTTACCGATGGTATGCTTGTTAATCTTGGTGCCAATAACGATGTGACGGTTACTGGAACGGTTACTGCAAATGCGGGTACTGGTAATTTTACCGTTACTCAGGCAACTGCTGCTAACTTAAATGCAACGGTTACCGGAACGGTAGCAGCTACGCAGTCAGGTACTTGGAACATAAATAACGTATCAGGAACGGTATCTCTTCCAACTGGAGCAGCAACATCAGCTAACCAAGCAACTGAAATTACATCGTTACAATTACTTGATGATGTTGTAGCAACGGATGGTTCCGCTGCTCTTACTAAGCTTTATCAAGTAGGTGGAACTGATGGAACCAATGCTCAAATTCTTTCCACAAATGCAACGGGGCATTTAAATATTGCTGATGGCGGTAACTCTATTACCGTAGATGGAACCGTTACTGCTAATGCAGGAACTGGAACATTTACCGTATCAGGAACCGTTACAGCAAATGCCGGAACAGGAACAATGAACGTAAGTGTACAAAACGCATCAATTCCGGTAACAGATAATGGTGGAAGCTTAACGGTAGACGGAACCGTTGCTGCTACGCAAAGTGGCACTTGGATATTAGGTGCTAACTCAGGTGTAGATATTGGTGATGTTAGTATTAACAATGCTGCCGGAGCAAGTGCAGTAAATATTCAGGACGGTGGTAATAGTATTACCGTAGACGGAACCGTATCGGTTACAGATGGATTGAATATTGAAGGTGATGTTGCCCATGACTCTGCTGATTCAGGAAATCCAGTTAAAATAGGATTTCAAGCAGAAAACGCTTTTCCAACTGCGGTAGCAACTGGTGATAGAGCAAATGGAATATCAGATGTATTTGGTAGACAATTAGTAGCACACATAGATGCAGGGATGCAAGTGTGGAAAGGTGCAAACTATACTACCACACAAACTGGTACTGATATCTGGACTCCATCATCAACTAAAAAGATATGCATAACCTATTTGGCTATATCATCTTATGCAACAACTGGAGCAAGAGTAATATTATGGTTTGGTGCATCAGGTGATACAACATATACTGCCGGTACCGACCAATTAGTTTGGGCTGGTTCATTTGCACCAAGTACAAACTCAAGACCCGGTGCAATTATATCATTGCCTTATGGCATAACTGCGGTTACTGCTGACCACAGACTTAAAATAACAACGGATGCTGCAATTTCTTTAGACTTAACAATTTATGGTTACGAATGTTGAGATAGTTGAAAAGGTAGTTAAAGAAACTACCGTTGAAGTAATGGTTGAGTGCAACCGTTATGTTGATGGAGTTAGAGTTGAGCAATGCTCACGCTCTCCGTTTGTTTTTTCAGCAGAATTAACAGACGAAGAAATTATTCAATTAATATCAGAAAACGAATATAAGAAGTATCTGTAATGCCTACTTTTTTTGGAGTTACAAGTGTTCCAACGGATGGTGCAGCAGCAACAAATGCTACTACAACGATAACTTTGACTCCACCAACATCAATGTTGGCTGGAGATTTAGTTATTGTATACTTGACTCAAAGAGGTACTGCTACATTTAGTGTTGGTGTAACTGGTGGGCAAACATGGACATCAATAGGTCGAAATGTAGGTACTACTAACGTAGCTTTAGAAACTTATTGGGCAAGATATAACGGTACTTGGGCAGCAAACCCACGTTTTGATTTTTCGGCAGGCACAAACACAACTGCCGTTATGCTTGTGTTTCGTCCTGATACAAGTACTAACGTATGGGGTACTGAACAGATTGCAACTACGGCAGCAGCAGCAGCAGCTACTATTACCGTGACTGGTATAACTCCTGCAAATCCAAATAACGTAACGGTTGCTAACTGGAATACTGCTGACGATAATACTTGGGGAACACTAACTGGAACAAACTGGACTAAAGGTACTTTATCTGCACAATACAGAAATACTGCCGGTACTGACGCATCATCGACATTTGCATATCAATTACAATCTACTGCTGCTGCAACTAACAACGTATCACAAACTCAGTTGACATTAGGTAACGATGCCACTACATGGAGACGAGTTACTTGGTATGAATATCAGCAACAGACGGTTGATAAATTTGAGTTATGGAATGCTACTACAAATGTTTTTGTAAGAGACTTAATAAATAACGATACTATATCAATTGGAACAGATGTTCCTACTTTATCAGCAGTTGCAATTAGAGCAAGAACTACACCTGATGATACGGTTGGCTCAGTTCGTTTAGATTTAAGTGGCTCTTCTACGCAAGGTAGAACTGAAAATACTGCTCCATATTTCTTATATGGTGATAATGCCGGAGACCCTGACCCTTGGCTTGGCAATGCCGGAACTCATTCACTAACTGCTACTGCTTGGAGTGCAAGTGGAGCAAGTGGTATTCAGGGTTCATCATTAACTATTTCATTCAATATAGATACTGGATTTACTCCAGTTGACCCATTTGGTATGCAAGGCTTTTTTGGATTATAAAATATGTTATTACCATTATTATTAAATAATCTACTTACTGGTGCAGCAGCCGTTTTACCTGCCGATAGTGGATCGTTTAATTTTAATGGTCAGAACGCTAATTTAAAACGTGATTACACCTTACAGGCTGATGCCGGATCGTTTGCGTTACAAGGTGTAAATAATAATTTAAGTAAGACATTTGTACTTACATCTGATTCAGCTACATACCAATTAAATGGTACTGATGCTAATGTTGTAAAACAAAGTGTTTTAATTGCATCTCAGGCTGCTTATTCTTTAAATGGTCAAGATGCAAATCTCTCAAAAGTAGTATTATTAATTGCTTCACAAGGAACCTATCAATTAAATGGTTCTGATGCTAATTTAAAAAGGACACATATACTGCCAATAACGCAAGGCAGTTATCTATTTACAGGGTTAGATGCTACCTTATCAAAGGCAACTCCTAGCATCACATTAACTGCTGATCAGGCAGTTTATTCATTAACTGGTCAGGTTGTTAATTTTAAAAGAGGATATGTTATATCATCAGGGCAAGGTAATTATCAATTACTTGGACTAGATGCCAATTTCCCTGCCGGAATAGTATTACAATCTTCACAAGGCAATTATTCACTTACAGGCAATGACAGCAATTTTCTAAGAGGATTAGTAATTGTTGCTGAAACTGGTCAATATAATATAACATCGTTACCAGTAAGTTTTGTCGGTGTACTTAATTTGGCTGCTATTTCGGGTAACTATACCCTAAATGGGCAGACGGCCTTTTTACTTAAAAACGTACCATCAGAGGATTTTAATAGTCTATTAGGAGGTCTTAATTTGAATAGCTATATAAATAGTCATATATCAAAAACTAGCTTATCTAATAGTTCTATTAATCAAAACTCTTTTGCTAGAAATATAGAGTTAGATTCAAACAATACATCGGTAATTATTGAACCATGATATTTAACACACAGGGATACTTATCCATAAAACTAGATACTGGAGTCAATTTGACTACCATAGGAGCCACAAATACATCTATTAAGTATAAAAAACCATCCGGTGCTACTGGAACGTGGACAGCAACAATAACAGAAACAACAAAATTAATTTACACATTTAGTAATACTGATCTTGATGAAACTGGCTTATGGCAGGCACAGGCATTCTTCCAGGTATCAGGTAAAAACGCTTTTTGTGATATTGTAACATTTGATGTAACTGAGAAATTAGTATGACCCCTGAACAGCAAAGCAATTTACTATCCATATTGGAAGAGCGTATTCGTCACATTGACGAAAAGATAGATGCTATCTTAGAGCAAACTACAAAGACTAATGGCAGGCTTTTAAAAGCTGAACATGAGATTGATGATATTCAATTGTGGAAAGCGGAAATAAAAGGATCATTTAAAACTTTAATTATTGTATTTACGGTTATCGGAGCAATAATTGGTTGGTTTATATATGAGATAAAATGAGTTTTATAAAAAAAATATTGTCTTCAGGTGGTAGTGATATTATCAATTCCGTAGGTAAGGTACTTGATAATGTTATTACTAATAAAGAAGAATTGGCTCAGGCAAAGATAGAAGCTGAGAAAGAAGTTAATAGGCATTTAGAAGTATTGCAAAATAATCTTCTTAAAGAAAAAGAATTAGAAATTCAGGATAGATCATCTGCAAGAATCAGAGAGCAAGAATTTTTAAAAGCAACAGGCCATATAGATTGGCTTATGTGGTTTTTATGTGTAGCTGGATTAGGCATTCTTACCTATTGCCTTGTTATGTTGACAAATAATGAATTACAGAATAAAGAATTATTTATACACTTTTTGGGTATTATAGAGGGTGTAGTGGTTTCTATTTATGGGTATTTTTTTGGAAGTTCCGCATCTTCAAAAATTAAAGATTTAAAATAATGGCAGCAAAAGTAACACCAAGTGTAGCGGTTCAAATTAGTGCTAATCTAGTACAATTTAAAACTACCTTAGACAAAGCAGCTAATGATTTAAAAAACTTTGGTAATCAAATTAATAAAATTGGTAATACTATTGGTGTTGCATTTGGAACTTATGAAGTTTTAAGTTTTGGAGTACAAGTTGCAAAATTAGCTGGTCAAGCAGATGCTGTAAGAGCAGCTTTTGAAAGATTGCCGGGTAGCGTTTTATTAATGCGTCAATTAAAAGATGCTACCGGAGAAACCGTTAGCGAATTTGAATTGATGCAAAGGGCAGTTCAGGCATCAAACTTTGGTATTGAATTAGGTAAATTACCTAAGTTATTAGAATTTGCTACATTAAGAGCACAGCAAACAGGTCAATCAGTTGATTATTTGGTTGGTTCGATAATTCAAGGTATTGGTAAAAAATCACCAATGGTGCTTGATAACCTTGGAATTTCACTTGTTAGATTAAGAGAGGAATTAAAAGGAACTGGAACAGAGGTTGCATCAGTAGCTGAATATACAGCAGCAGTAGGAAGAATTATTGATACTGATTTAGCAAACATGGCTGGGTTTGCTGAAACTGCTGCTACTAAAATGGAAAGATTAGGAGCATCATGGACTAATTTAAAAGTATATATTGGTGAAGCAGTAAATGAAGCTGGATTATTTAATCAGGCTCTTAATGGTGCAATTGGAATAATGGATATATTATCTTCCAAAGATATTTCTTGGATAGATAAGTTTTTATTTTTTAGTAGGGCTGATGTAGGTGCTTTAAAACAAAAAGCAGACATTGTAACTAAGATGTTTGTAATGGAGCAAAGAAGAGTTGAAACATCTACAAAAGCTACTGAAGACGCTAAAAAAGTTTTTGAAGAATTTAATAAAAAAACAACTGATTATGATTCAATAAGAAAAGCATCTGCAATAGAATTAGAAAAAAAATTAAAAGATTTTAATGCTTTACTTACTAAACAATATAATTTACAAAATTTTGGTAGAGCAAATAGTGAAGAAGAAAATAATCTATTAAAATTAAAAACCGTCTATCAAAAAGATTTTAATGCTCAAATTGAGGCTCTTATAGCACAATTAAAAAAAGCAAATGAAGAGTCTATTGATCCTGATGAATTAGAAAAACAATTAAATGAAGCTGCTAAAAAATGGGAAGATTACTATAAAAAGATCACAAAAGGATCTGATATAATACAACCAAATACTTTGCTTAAAGAAATAGCATCAGCAGGATTAGCTCAACCCAAAAAAACTGCATCAGTACTAGCTGGCCCAACAAAAGATGATATACTTAAAGGATTTGATGCTTTAATACCATCTAGGAAGGTAATTAATAAAATGCAAGAAATTCAAAATGCATCATTGGCTGCTAGAGATGCAATTGTTAATGATAACCTTTTAATTACTGAATCCTTTAAAAATATTGCATCAGAAGGAATAGCAACATTTGCAACATCATTAGGAGAATTTTTAGCAGATGAAAGTGTCTATAAAAATTTTGGTAGACAAATGTTAAAATCAATTTCCGGATTCATGAAAGAATTTGGTAAACAACTTATATTAATTGGTGCCGGAAATATTGCATTAGGATTAGGTACAGATAAAGTTTTAGTAGCAAGAGGTTTAAGACAGATTGCTGCTGGTTCTGCACTATCATTAACTGGTGGATATATGTCAGGCAGTATTGGTAAAAAAGAAAGACAGGAAGCTGAGTTAGAAAAAATATCACGAGGAGTTGGACAATATGGTCTTAGATCATCTATGAATAGGATAGAAGTTACTGGTACATTAGTTGGTTCTGGTCGTGATTTAGTAGCAGTTATTGATAATACTAATTTTGATAATAAATTTAGAAAAGGCGGTTAATTATGCCATTATTCCAATTATCTAATATATATTTTAAGTCAACAACATCTCCTTTCAATACTTTTGTTTCAGGAGACTACTGCTATATTTATTATGATACAGATACAAAGACAATTAAAGTATATAAAAATGGCACTTTAATTACATCAGGAGATAATATTCAATATCCATTTCCATCATCAAAAGGAAATGAAAGATTATATCAGGTATTAACTTGTGATGGCCCTGATAGATTACAATTTACAAGAGTAAGTAGTTTTCCTTATTATAAAATAAGTTATCTATATAATCATCCTAGTTGCGATGTTCCAGTTGTTTGTGATTTAGCATTTAATTCAATAGCTGATGTTACAAATGCCACAAGTCAATTTGGATTAAATGGATCAATTACCGTATCAGCAACAAGTTCAAATGCTGGTATTCAATATAAATTAAATGAAGATTTTGTTTATGGTTTTGGTCAAACATCAACAACATTTAATAATTTAAATCCGGGATTATATGTTGTTTATGCAAGAGATTCAAAGAATTGCAGAGCATTTCAATCTGTAAAAGTTGGGTTATCTGAAAGCTATGGTATTAAATATAGATTTCAATTTTTAAGTGCTGATAATAAAACACACAAAACTGAAATATTAGAAAAGGGATATTCAGGATCAATAATAGATGTTGAGGCACCCTTAAATCCAGTTGTTTATAGATTAAGGGGTGAAGGTCAACAAGAAAAATTTACACCAATATTAGCATCTGAAATTGAATTTCAGATTATTTCAGAAACAGACGGCCAGTATTTAGAATTATCAACAAACGATCCTGAAAAATTTAGATTAAGACATACTATTGATAGTAATGTAAAATGGCTTGGTAAAGTTTTAATAAATCAATATAGTGAGGATTATATAAATCCTCCATACCCAATTTCAATAGTTGCTACTGATTGTTTACCATCATTAATTGATATTCCATTTTTAGATGATAATAATTTACCTTTTAGCGGTGTATATAAACAAATTGATATTGTATCATTTATATTAAGAAAAACTAATCTTAATTTAAATATTAGATCAGGGATTAATTTGTACGCCAGTTCGATGGCTCAAACAAATTCGGATGATCCATTAGATCAAGCGTACATTGATGTTTCAAGATATTATTTATCACAAAATGAGCCAACTTGTGCCCAAGTATTACAATGGATTTTAGAGCCTTATACAGCAAGTATTATTCAATGGGAAAACAAATGGTTTATTTATAGAATAGAAGAGCGTGTTGATAATTTTGATTATCGTGAATATGATTCCAATGGAAACTATGTTTCTAATGGAACATACACATCTATTATAAATTTAAAAAATTCATCCTTTACAAATAGGATGGTTTGGTCAAACCAAAATCAAAGATTACGCATTTTACCCGGTTATGGTTCTGTAAGATTAATACATGATTTAGGAAATAAATTTAATATAATTGAAAACGGTAATTTTAGATTAAGATCATCTTATAATTACGATTTAATTACACCAACGGTAGGTGTTGCACCTGATTTAACTGGATTTGAAATAATTAATAATGTTCCCGGTAGTGGAATAATGATTGATTATGAAAAATTTGACAATGATAATATTGCTGTAATTTTTGACTCATGGTTGTCGGGTGGACTGAACTATATTACAAGTAAAAAATAC